GTAGCCAATCCTGGTAGAGGGTATTTAGTTCCACCTACATTTACCATTTATGGCGGAGGACAAGATTTAGAACTAGAAATACAATTGAATGCAGTAGGAACAATAAACGCTGTTAATATAATAAATGGGGGTAGCGGGTTTACATCAAACTCATATATTGAAGTAAGAAAATTTACAGTATTAGTTATTACGGATGAGACTATACAAGGAAAATGGGCTTTATATGAGAGAAATTCAAATGCATCTAGATGGGACAGGATAAGAAGTCAAGCGTATAATACAAATTTGTATTGGGATTATATAGATTGGTACGCTACTGGTTACAGTTCTAATACCTTTATTAATTATACTGTTGACTACGTTTATGAGATTGAAACTAAGGATCCTGTAATAGGAGAAATAGTCAAAGTAAATTTTGTAGGAGCAGGAAACTGGGTATTGTATAAAAAAGTATCAAACGATAAAGATTTTTTGCTAGATAATTATACTATTGTGGCAAAACAAAATGGTACGATACAATTTGGTAGCGGATTATACAGTACTACAAATGAATTATCAAGTTTTGACGGCGAAACTTACGATGCTAAATTTTATGACAGTATTCCGTCTACTGAAACAAGGATAATTATTAGTACGATTAAAAATGATATTTTCATCGACGAACTACTTGTTGAATGGAACAAATTATTCTTTGCTAGTTTAAGGTATATTTTGACTGAACAATCTAGAGTTGATTGGTTATTCAAAACAAGTTTTGTCAAAGCTAAACATAATGCAGGAGAATTAAGAGAAGACATAACATTTAACAACGACAATCTAAGTAGTTACGAAGATTATTTTAACGAAGTAAAGCCTTTTAAAGCTAAAATTAGAGAATATGTTAGTAGTTATGAAAAATTAGAGGCTATACCAGGTTTAGTAGGCGATTTTGATTTATCTCCTAAAATTAATAAAGTTACAAACAGGATCGACACTTATAAAGTTACAGTTTTTAATAATAATATAATTGGAGCAGGAAATATTTTAACTTACCCAGATAGAATGTGGATAGACACAATAGGGTTTGAATTAATGAGTGTCACTATCGCAGATCCAGGTAAGGGTTATGAAAGCGCACCTAAATTAAGTGTTGTTGGCGGAGGCGGTTCGGGTGCAGAGGTTGAAGCACGTTTAGGCATCGAAGGTAAGATCGCAGCTATAGTTGTAATTAACCCTGGAAAAGGATATATCAGTCCGCCTACAATAGTAATATCAGGTACACTCGGTGAAAGTGGTACTGATGCTAGACTATTAGCAGTTATAGGCAATGGATTGCCTAGGTCAATTAAAACAGCAATAAAATTTGATAGATACACAAGATATAATAGTAGTCTTAATCGCAATAGAACAGAAACATTTATTGGGTCAGGTTCTAAGTATATTTTTGATTTAAAATGGCCAATTAATTTAGATACAACAACGCTGTCAATTAAAATTAATAATGTAGAACTTTTAAGAAGTGAATATGAATATGAAAATATCGAAGAAAAAACAGAGGAGTACGTAAGGAAAATTGGACGAATTATTTTAGTAGAAGCAGCCGAGATAAATTCTACTGTAATAATTAGTTATCAAATTGATTTGGCTTTATTTAATGCAGTTGACAGGATAAACTATGGATATACTGCTTCTGCAACAGGTTTTGGTAGAGAATTAAATCAATTAATGGACGGAATAGATTATGGCGGAGTTGAAGTAAAAAGTTTTGACTTTGGAGCTGCTTTGGGCTGGGACATTGACCCTTACGCAACAGGATATTATGATATTTATGATACAACTTTTGATGATGTAATTATAAACACAGATGGCTCTACAACTGTTATTGAATTAGATAAACCACTCGAAACTGACATTGTATATAATTTGTATAAAAATGGTGTTAGATTAGATGACCCGAATTTTGAATCAAATCCTGAACTTGTAAAAAATCCAAATGCTGTAATAGAAAGTATTATCGGCGACGGAGAAACTAAAGAATTATTTTTACAAGATTGGGGAATTTTTGTAGATGATGATGACCAGATTATTTTAAGAAAAGCTACAAGCGATGGTAGTTTTGTTCCTAGTAATGTGCAGTTAGATACAGAATTAATAGGAGGAAATTTAAATTATTCAAATGCAAAAGGAATTGCAGCAGATGATATTAATGTAGACGGCGATGGGTTTTTTACTCTTGCAAATTCTAAAGGCCCTGAAGAATTATTGCCTGGATTAGTATTAGATACATTAGACATAAAAGTTTTTGAAAGAAGCGTTGGTGGGTTGGGTAAAATTTCCTCAAGAAATTATTTTGGAGATGGAATACTTGACACATTTGCAATAGGAGAAGATTTTAGATCAGTAAATGAAATTTTTGTAAAAGTAAATAATTTATCTAATTACATAAATTTAGATTATAAAATTCAAGATGGTAATGTAATATTTAATACACCGCCTATTAATAAATCTTTTATAAGCATAATAGGGTTTGATTTATCTGGACAAAATATTTTAGATTACGATACTATAATTGGCAACGGAATAGATACTGAATTTAATTTAAACATAATATGGTCAGAGAACATTAATTCAATGGCAGTAGTTGATTATGTGGACGTTGATCATGTAATTACACAAGGTGATAATAACCAAGTTGTATTAAAATTAGGAAGTGCTATTCCTAATGGTAAAATCTTAAAATATGCATTATTTATTGGGCAAAACAAGCTGTATAGTTCAGTTTTTGTAGATGAATTTATAAAAGGGGATGAAAATACATTCCAACTAACACAAACACCATTTTTCTTAGAACCTTTAGAATGGTTTACAATTGTGTCAGTAAATGACGAAGTCTTAACTAGCGGATATTCAGAAAAGTTTTATGTAACAGCTCAACGAGAATATAGACTTAAATTGTATCAAGTACCAGTTACTTCTTTAAAAAGAGAACATATAAGAGTATTTTTAAACAATAAAGAACTTACCTTTTTACAACAATGGAATTTATTGTCAACAGGTTTATTTGTAGAAGAAGGATCCGAATATGATCAAATAGGAAGTTTAATAACGCTAGTTGATGGTGTAGGTAATGTTGGAGATCAATTAGATGTTTATATTGTTGGTTTGAAGTCTGATACTGTATCAGGAGGTGAATATAGATTTGGTTATTTTGATAACAATGAATTTATTAAAACACCAGACACCTTATATATTGACAGGGTTTTAAATCCAAACGATGTAGTTAGGGTAATTCAATTTAGTAATCATGATTTGTTAAACATGCGGAAAAGTACTTTTGATGTTGTAGAAAGAACACCATTGAGTCAAGGAAACATACCAAGTGAAATTGTGATCATAGTAGATGGTATAACAACTGTTTTTGAATTAACAGCAGAATTGGAACTAGGAGAAAAATATAAAGTAATCTTAAATAATATTAGAATTGATGATCCTGTTTTCAATACTATACTACCAACAACTAATCCTAATGCAAAAGTAAAGACAATTGAAGGATCAGGGCAGACACAAATTAATATCAATGATTTTAATATAGAATTAGAAATAGGCGATGTAATAAAAATATCAAATGTAAATGCTGTAATTGAATTTGATGGAAATACAGCAGATTGGTATGAATATAGAATGTTGAAATTAGGCTTAGTACCGTTAGCATCAAAAGCAATTGATGATCAATACACTTGGGTTGTAAAAAACAATACTTTGTTAACTCCTAGTATAGATTATAAATTAAATGATGCAAGAGATAAAGTAAAGATAATTAGTGGATTACAAGAAAATGATCGTGTTGAAGTAATACATTTTGGTAATAATAATTTCCAAGATAAATTTGGATTTAGACAATTTAAGGATATATTAAACAGAACGCAATATCATGTATTGGCTAATTCAAATACATTGAAACTAACTCAAGAACTGAATTGGTTTGATAAAGATATTTATATTTCCGATCAAAACCTATTACCGACTCCTGCAGTTCAAAATATTGTACCAGGCGTTATGTTTATTGATAATGAAAGAATAGAATATTTTATTAAACAAGATAATAAAATTACACAGGTAAGAAGAGGAACTTTAGGTACTGGAATAAAAGATACGTATCCTGTAGGAACAAAAATTACAAATCAAAGTAAAGATACTGTTATACCTTATAAAGATGAGATTGTAACATCTACATATATTGGAGATGGTTCTTCAAATCAATTTATACTTGATTTTGTAGCTAATTCAGTAAATGAATTTGAAGTTTTTGTTGCAGGCAGAAGATTAAGGAAAACAACATTGCAATCCTACCAACTTGAAACTGAAAATAGAGATAAGTATGCTAGTATAGGAGAAGAAGTTAGCCAAGACTCTAATGAAGGAGACATAACGTTACCAGCAGAATTTGTTTTAGATAATAATACTTTAGTATTATTAGATACTCCATTAGAGCAGCAAAAAATATTTGTTGTTCGCAGGTTAGGAAAAATTTGGAATGATGAAGGCAAAACGCTTGCAGAAAGCGAAAATGGTTTAGCAAAATTTATTAGAGCGTTTACGGTAGAATTACCAAGATAAATATATTTGGGATATAAAATGACAGATAAAATACAAGATAAAAACGGTGTGCTAATACAAGGGTTTATTAAAATTTTTGACCCTGAGTCAAATGATATATTTGTAGAAAAAAGAAATGCAATTCATTATGAGAATATGAGTGTTGCACTGGCAAAGAGTATTGGTAATGCAGGCAATGGATGGATTTATGAAATGGATTTTGGTAATGGGGGTACAATTGTTGATCCTACAGGAATAATTACTTACTTGACTCCTAATAATGTTGGTACTAACGCAGCATTATACAATAAAACTTACTCAAAAGTAGTTGATGATAGAAGTATTAATAATACCGATCCAATAAGAAACAAACTTGAAATTAGACACGTAAGTGGCACGAATTATTCAGATGTTCTAATAACTTGTTTATTAGATTATGGAGAACCTTCTAATCAAGATGCATTTGATACAGCATCAGATGCTAATAGTTTATATGTTTTTGATGAGTTAGGTTTGAAAAGTTGGGACTCAAATGGCGAAGGTAAACTTTTAACGCATGTAGTCTTCCATCCAGTTCAAAAAAGCTTAAATAGATTAATACAGATAGATTACACTGTAAGAGTTCAAAGTTTATCTGGAATAATAGAAGGATAATAAATGGCATATACAATACCTTACACGGACGAAGCTAATAAAGGCACAATTAACGTTGAAGACAATACAATTAATCAACAAACCAGTGTCAAATTGCCAGGAAGAAACACAACTGCGTATGGTACAGCAATTGCAGAAAATTTTTTACATTTATTAGAAAATTTTGCTGCAACATCAGCGCCTTCGAATCCAGTTGAAGGACAGTTATGGTATGATTCTACTTTAGGAGTAGAACAATTAAAAGTATTTGATGGAACAAATTGGGTTTCAGCTGGAGGATTAAAGAAAGCACAAACTGCACCTGAAGCAAATCAAAGTTTATTAGGCGATTTATGGGTAGATACTGATAATCAACAGCTTTATCTATTCAGCGGAAGCGGTTGGGTTTTAGTAGGCCCAGAATTCAGCCAAGGACTTGTTACAGGTGTTACTGCAGATATTGTTGTAGGAACTGATGATCAAAATTACAGTATTTTGTTAGTACAAATTGCTGCAAATACAATGGCAATAGTTAGTACAAATTCTTTTACTCCTAAAATAAAAATTCCTGGGTTTACAGTAATTAATCCAGGTTTTAATTTAAGCGCAAACAACATTTCAGGTTCAGGTGTTTCTAAATATTATGGTATTGCTGAAAAAGCTGAAAATTTGATTGTTAATAATAACACTGTTGCTGCAGGAAATTTTTTAAGAGGTGACACAACTAGTAATACAAGTTATCCAATTAATATTAGGAATAACGTAGGAATAAACTATGGTATTAATGCAGAATTAAATATCGGAGTTTCGGGTAATACCGGGGTTATACAACACAATGTGGCAGGGTCAAGTATTGATGTAAAAGTTAAAAATGATGGATTGTCTCAGACTGTTATAAGAATAGATAGTGATTTACAAGTTGGAATTAATAATTTAGCTCCTGCAGAAGCATTGGATGTAACAGGAAATATACTATCCAGTGGAACTGTTTCGTCAAATAGTACAGAAAATGCAATTAGTTTAAATTCAGGAGCAATAAAAACATTAGGAGGTCTTTCTGTAAGTCAAGATGTATATATTGGAGGTTCTTTAACTGTTTTAGCAGAAACAAAAACTAATAATGTAGTACCTGATCAAAGTAATTTTAGAGATGTAGGAGCAAAAACTTTACCATATGCAAATATATATGCAACAAAATTTGTAGGAAATTTAGAAGGTAATGTAAGCGGAACAGTAAGTGGAAGGGCCGGATCTGCTGACAAGCTTACTTCTCCTACTACTTTTAGGATAACCGGAGATGTAAGTGCAGATGATATTGTTTTTGACGGGCAAACTGGCACCAGTATAAAAAACTTTCAAACTACAATATCAAATGAAATTGTTGCAACTAAGCCTAATATTTTAGTTTCTCAAGCAGATGACGAATTTTTGTTTAACAGAGTTACTGGTAATACTGGATTAAAAAAGATTTCAAGACAAAATTTATTAGCAGCCGTTCCAATACTGCCAGTAGGTTCTATTGTACCATATGCAGGATTAAATGCTCCAGTAAATTGGCTCTTATGTGATGGTGCGGAAGTTTTAATTTCTGATTATACTGCTTTATTTGACATAATTGGAAGAACATATAAGGCTATACCGCAAACAGGGTACTTTGCTTTACCTGATTTGAGAGGTAGATTTGCTTTAGGTGCTGACAATATGGGAGGTAATAGTGCAAATATTAATACCACAATAGCAGCAGATACAATTGGTGCAGTTGGCGGAGCTTCGTCAGTTACACTTCAAAAAAATAACTTACCAGACCATAAACATAATTTACGAGGTGATAGTGGAGATCAGTATTATGCTGTAAGAGATTTGCCAGGTACTCCTAATGATTTAGAAGCTGTATTGTATGATGCACCTACAGCAACTGGTGCAGGGCAAGCTTTGCCAAATAGTGGTAGTATTTTGACGGATACTGCTTTAGCTCAACCGTTTGATGTAATCAACCCGTTTTTAACAATGAATTACATAATTTATGCTGGACAAGGATAATCAATGAGTTATAGGATAAACAGAACTGATGGCGAATTAATTGTTGACTTAACAGATGGTATTGTTGATGAAACAACAACAGATTTGACATTAATTGGAAAAAATTACAAAGGCTTTGGAGAATTTTTAAATGAAAATTTTGTAAAATTACTAGAAAATTTTGCATCAACTTCTAATCCTACAAATCCTCTTACAGGTCAATTATGGTATGACAAACAAGATCAAAAATTGAAAGTTTTTGACGGAACACAATTTCGCTCAGCTAGCGGAACAATAGTAAATAGTTCGCAACCTACAAATTTAATTGCAGGAGATATTTGGATTGATAATGAAAATAATAGATTATATCTCTTTGATGGAACGGATTTAACTTTAGTAGGGCCAACATATAATGCAGGGCAAGGGAAAACTGGTTTTGAAACTGATACACAAGTTGATACTAATAATATAACGCATGTTATTTTAAAACTCTTTATAGGTGGTCAACTTTATGGTGTATATTCCCCCGAGACATTTATTGTTCCTATAAATTTTGCAATACCAGGGTATTCTACTGATCCTGATGATATAGAATTTCCACCAAGACAAAAATTGTATAAAGGATTTAATGTTGCACGTGGCAGCGATGAATCAGGCACTTCTGGATTTTGGTATAACGGCACTGCTACAAGTGCAAAAGGCTTAATAGACGATGTTGGTAATATTAAAACTGCCGAAAATTTTATGGCAAGCGACGGAAATGCTACTACAATCGGAAGTCTTAAAATTAAAAATAGTGCAGGGTTAAGTGTAGGTGTTGGAGACAGTGAATATGTGGTTTTAAAAGTAACTGGTAACACAAGTATTTTAGAATGTCAACAAATAAATGCTGATTTTGCCTTAAGAGTAAGGCAAGGTAGTTCATTTATTAATCCAATTTATGTTGATGCATCGTCTGGAAATATGGGTGTGTATACAACTGCTCCTACGCATACTTTGGATGTAAATGGAGATATGCAAGTAAGAGGATCATTATATGTCCAAGGTGATTCTGCATTTATTAACACAACCACATTGCGAGTATTAGATAAAAATATTGAATTGGGCTTGTTAGACGATAGCACAGAAGGTGACGATGTAACTGCAGACGGTGGCGGAATTATTTTAAGAAGTAGTAATTCATCTAAAGATTTAATATGGAACAGAAGTTATGCTGCATGGTCTAGTAATCAAAACTTTAATTTAACAACTACTCCAGTTAACAGTCAGCCATGCTTTATGATAGACGGAACTAAAATTTTAGATAAAGATGAGCTTAATGTAAGATACGCTTTTAGTTTAGAAAGAGTCGGTGTACTGTCAGAATTAACAATTGATGATTTATATTTTGACGGTAATAGTATACAAAGAATAAATGGCACCGGACTTTATATAAATGTAGGAGGTCCTGTAACACTTAATAATTTAAATATAACCGGACTTGCAACACCAGTAGGTTTAACTGATGCCACACATAAGGATTATGTAGATACTTTAGTAAATTCACAACAGTTAAATTTTCAAATAGATGCGACGGGTTTAACCGATCCTAATGATATATCAATTGGTGATGGACCAATTAATTCTATTAGAAGTTTGATTGAATTGTTAAGACCTGCTAGTACTGTAGAAGCTGGAACTGTAGCAAAAATACTAGTTACATCATATGATTCGGCTACAGTTCAAAATATACCAGTTACCGTAGAAACTAATAATACAGGAACTTTACAAATTAGTTATATTCCAGTTAGAGACCAATTAGGAACTGGAATTGAAGCAGTTGTCCAAGATATTGCAGCAAATAGTGATACTTCAGGGACTGTGCAATTAATCGTGGTTCGTTATATATATGAATTTAACGCACAAGCAAACATTTGGACGTATGTAACAAGGACAATATTTAATTAAAGGAGAGGTGTCAAAATGGCTTACATAATTAATAAATTTAATTCGGCCCAGTTAACTGTAGTTGAGGACGGAACTGTAGATCAAACTACTGATATTAAGTTAGTTGGAAAAAATTATGCAGGATATGGAGAAATACAAAATGAAAATTTTATATTTCTATTAGAAAACTTTGCAGGAGGCAATGAACCTCCAAAAGCTATTGCAGGTCAAATTTGGTTCGATAGTACAAATAGTAAATTAAAGTTTTATGACGGAACAAAATGGCGAACTACTGGTGGTGCGGAAATAAATAACTCTGCTCCAGCAGGGTTAGCAGAAGGAGATTTTTGGTGGGATAACAATAATGAACAATTGTATGCATACAATGGTACTAGTTTTGTTTTAGTAGGGCCACAAGGTGTAGGAGATTCTGTAACTAGATTTCAAAGTAGGACAATTCTAGATACAAACGGTACTCCAAAAGCTGTAATTGTTTCTATTGTAGAAGATGAAATCATTCATATAATCAGCTCAAATGAATTTACAATAGGCGGTCAAGATTCTCCTGATTATCCAGGATTTGATGTAATTAGACAAGGCATAACTCTTAAAAATACTGTAAATGCAAATAATGGTGTAACTAGCACAGGACACAGATTCCATGGTACAGCAAGTAATGCAGAAAAATTAGGAGGAGTAGCAGCAGATCAGTTTATTAAATCTGGAGAGGCTAATTTTTCAGACTCAGTTGAATTTGCAGATACAGGATTCACAATTGGTGCTTCAAATGATATTGTAATTAGAGTAGTAAATGATGATAAAGCATTAATTTCTAATCAACAAGGTACAGAAATGTACTTTCAAGTTAATAATGTTTTGTCTCAGCAAAAAATGCCATTGCGATTGAATGCAAATGTTGTATTGCCCGGATATGCAGATGTTAACAATCTTACTGGTGTAAACACTGTTGATATTGGATCCGAATCGGCTTCTTTTGGAAATGTTTACGCAACTGATTTTAAAGGTAGAGCAACTTCAGCAGGTTCTTTAGAACTTAATGGTATAGCAGTAACAGCAACTACCGGAAATGTTGCTAGCACTATTGTTGCAAGAGATGCTAGCAGGAATATCCAAGCCAATTATTTTATTGGAACAGCAACTCAAGCTCAGTATGCTGACTTAGCTGAAAAATATTTGCCAGATCAAATGTATGATCCTGGCTATGTTTTAGTATTTGGTGGAGAAAAAGAAGTTACTACTACTACAATTAATTGTGATTATAAATTAGCAGGAGTAGTTTCAACAGATCCTGCATATTTAATGAATAGTGCTCTTATGGGTGTAGCTATAGCATTAAAAGGAAGAGTTCCATGTAATGTTGTTGGTCCAGTACATAAGGGAGATATTTTAGTAACCTCAACTACAGCCGGTGCCGCTACAGTTTGGCCAGTTACTAGTTCTGCACAACTACCTCATGCAATGTGTATTGTTGGAACTGCTTTAGAAACAAATGAAGACGAAGGTGTCAAGAAAGTAGAAATCTTTGTTCAATAAGAACTAAATATAAGAAATTAAGGAAATAAAATATGGCGTTTATTAATGCATTTACAGGTAAAGAAATAACAGCCTCTGATTATAATCTGCTGCAAGGGCAGATTGAAACAGTAATGGGTGTAGGAAGTGGCAGCAGTGGTTATGGACAAACATTAACTAGTAGTGTAGTATCAATTGGTAATACCATCCAAGCAGTCCATTTAAATAATTTATTTTCTGACATGCGTAAAGCACATTTGCACATTTTTGATACTTCACCGTCACTGACAGATATTGTAGCAGATAATGAAGGTAACTATCCTATTATTGATGCCGGTACAAAGCAAACTCCAGTTGGATGGATGGATTATGATGCAATTATGTCTACTATTGTAAATAATAGAGATGTAGCTAATGATAATCAAATGGAAAGTGTTGTACAAACTAGCTTAACAAGCACAAAAACGGGTTGGAATGCAAATATATATCATGAAATTAGTATAACATTTGCGAATGAAAATGCAAGAAGATATTTTTTTAATACAGGCGGACAAATTTGGTTTTATGCATCAATAACAGGCGCAACTGAACAGAAAAGTTTAGATTGGAATACTATGTTTACTGCTGTAGGTACAACAAAATTTACAGCAAGTACAACAACTAAAACTGGATCTTCTGGAACAGTATACGACATTGGTAATTATGATTTAGGCGTAAATTATCAAGATATTATGTCTAAACTTGGAAGTGGAGTTTATGCTGCAAATAATTATAAAATTAGAGCAAAACGAGAAGGAACTAATAAACTTTGGTTTAGAATTGAATACAATGACGAAGCTGGTGTGAATCCTAATTTTGACGAGGCTAATAATGGAACTTTGTCTAGCTATATAAGAGTTAGGCGAGCAGTAGGTTCTAATGTTTCAGTGCCTGCTCCTACCTATAATTTAGAATCTAATCTATAAAATCTTGACGATTAATCTATTATACTATATACTAATGTAGTATAAGGAGATTAATCTAATGGATGAAAGACTAAAAAAAGCACTTGAATTTTCTAATTATATGGTTACTCTTAATAACCAAAAGAAAATTCTTATCGAACAATATTATCAAAATATTATTTTTTATTTTGCTGGCGGACAATTCACAGTCACCCAAAATTTAATTTGTTTTTGTGCAACCATGTTACAAAAAAATCAAGAAGATTTAGTACTAATTGATGATAATAAAATTCCTATTTTAATCGAAAATTTAGAAAAATTTTACAATGATATTTTAGACTTATATTTCAATGCAAGTAATAAATTTCTAAATGAATATAATTTATTAAAGGTTAAAAGATCAACTGGTAAATTAGTAGGAACGGATGTCTAAAGGTATTTTATTATTTGCTAGAAATAATTCTCATGTTGATTATGTAAAACAAGCTTATTTTTTAGCAAAGCAAGCTAAAACACATTTAAATCTTCCTACTAGTATTGTAACTGATAGCATTTTTTACTTAGAATGTACTTTTCCAGATGCAAAAAAAGTTTTTGATAATATTATACAAATTGTGTGGGACGAAAAGGATTTAACAGATAGTACAACACTGAGTAAATCTGAAGATCATTGCATTAGAACGTATTTTGATGGGGCTATGTCAAAAAGGCGTTTACAGTTTAAAAATGAAACTAGAACTTTAGCATACGATGTATCTCCATACGACGAAACACTACTAATAGATACAGATATTTTAATAATTAATGATTTATATAAACATTGTTTTACTCAAGATAATGATTTTTTAATATATGATACAGCATATGATTTGGCTAATTTTAGAGATTACTCAGAATTTAAATATTTAAGTGATTGCAGTGTAAAATTTTATTGGGCAACTGTAGTATTTTTTAGGAAAACAAAAATAAACAAGATTTTTTTTAATTTACTGCAACATATCCAAGAAAATTGGAATCATTATAGATCAATTTTTCAAATATACAGTTCTATATATAGAAATGATCATGCTTTCAGTATTGCTATTCATATTATGAATGGATATACTGCAGGTAATTTTTCCTATCCAATGCCTGGCAAATTATTTTACACTACTGATAAAGATATCTGCTGGAATATTAACATTAAAAACAAAGAAATATTATTTTTAGTTGAAAAAGAAAATTATCATGGTGAATATACACCTATAATGTGGAAAGATCATAATATTCATATTATGAATAAATTTAGCTATAACAGATGTTTATGTGAGATATTAGATGGCAAGTAAAGGATTTTTATTTTATGCGAAAGGTGAAGAATTTGTTAAACAAGCAATTCTTTCTGCCATGAGTATTAGAGTTACAAATAAAGATATCTTAATATCTATCATGACAAATGATGATGTTGATCCTAAGTTTAATTCTTTATTTGATAATATAATACCTGTACCTTGGGTCGACAACGATAATACATTTTATCAAATTAATAACAGATGGAAAACATATCATGCAACACCTTATGATCAAACTATTGTGTTAGACACTGATACTTTAGTTCTTCAAAATATAGATATGTGGTGGAAGTTTTTAAACAATTATGATTTATTCTTTTTAACAAAAGCTTATTCATATAGAAAAGAAGTTATTACAAGCAATTATTATAGAAAAGCATTTGAAAAAAACAATCTTCCTAACATTTATACAGGATTTCATTTTATTAAAAAATCAGATTTTAGTCATGAGTTTTTTAAATGGTTAGAGTTAGTGACTCATAACTGGGAGTTATTTTATGGATCTTTTTGCAAAGAATATTATCCAAAATATCCCAGTTATGACTTATCTGTAGCAATTGTAAACAAAATTTTAAATTGTACAGAACTAACAACAAATTTAAAAACAGACTTATTTGAATTTGTT